AAATTTATAGGCTTTATCATTAGTTGCTTGATCTGGAAAAACAAATAACGCAGGGATTCGAATTCCTCTATATTGGAAATACATTACGCGATTGCTATAGAAAAGGTCAAATAACTTTTCAGTTGCTTTAAATGTTTTATTAAGATTATCAACAATAATCTTTGCATCAAAATTTACTTTAAGTGGTAAAGAATAGAGTCTAGCCGAATAAGCTTTGCTCTTCTTTGCATCATTTTCATCAAACTCATCGCGTTGAAAAGTTCCTCTAACGTACTTATTAACAAGATCTGAAGATTTTACATTAAATGAACTTAAGGTAATAATTCCTCTTGGAATCGGGTCATAATTACCTTCAGCCATTTGCGAAATTTTGCAGCTTGGTGGAATACCAATGAAAAAATCTTGCATAAAGCCTTCGTCAGTTCCCTGATTAAAATAGAATGGAATAGTATGTATTTCTGGGCGATCATCTCTCCACATCTCAATCTCTAATTGTCTATTTAGTAGATCCAATAAAGAGATTGTAAGATTACGTAAAAAGATGTCCTGTGTATTTGTATTCTTCATATAGGTTATTTATTCACCTAGAAAAATACTACAGTGGTGGAGCTGACGGGAGTCGAACCCGTGTCCAATTCGGCTACTTCAATGAATTCATTCACAGGCTTAGTCCATTTTTTCTAAAGGGACAAAATATAAAGTTTGATGTATGTGGGAACCAAACTTTCAAACAACCTGGTCTCAGAGTTATTTTGTAGAGCTCTGACCTGTCACTCCAACTCTTTCGCCCCCTGTATAGATCGACTACGATCAGATGCTCAAGGTCAGCCTTGACTATTAAGGGAGCCACCTGGATTTGGCTTTCACTTCTTCTTAAAGTCCCATGAGTGATACGGGAGAGATTAGGCAGCTACTGCTAAATCTGCACCTACGAAAGACATTGCGTCTTCGAAAGTCCAAGTTGACATATTGTCAGTTATTATTCGTATAGGTTATTAAGGAGTTTCCAATACTAACTCCGCCTGCATTCAAAGAACTACGACCGCTTGTCAAATGCCAAAACAGCCCCATATTTTCTAGTATAATACTAAAGAATTATCTATTTGGTCTGGAGCGAAGGTAAATTTTTTCCAAAGTTCAATTATCCCTAATAAATAACAAAAAAGAATTCGCCAAGATGGCTGAAACACTTTCACCAACATACAAGCTTTTTAAAGGGCTAAGCGTAAATGCTTCTGAACTATATAGAGAGTCTTACCAGTTTCTGCAACAAAAATTTAAAACAAAGGGTGAAATATTTACCCTAGCTTCTCCATTTGGGCAGTTACTTGTAGTATTACACAACTTGACTGAGCTTGTGTTATTCTATATTGAAGACTCTATTACTGAACTTAACATATATGAGGCAAATCGTCCATCTTCAGTTTATTCGCTAGCCTCTTTGTCTGGACATAATCCAAGTAGAGCAATTTCTGCAGCAGGTACAATTAAAGTTAAGCCAAGTTCAAAGGTTGACTTTACTAAAATTCCTGGCAATAAGTTAATTTTCACTAAATATATGAATTTAAATTGTGAAAATAATGGACTAAACTATATTTTAGAAATGTCTGGTGATGAATCTAGACTAGATATGAAGGGTACAACTGGTCTAAACTTTATAATTAGACAAGGTAGGCTTCAACAGCAAATATATGGAGCAAGCGGTGCACCATTTCAAAGTTTCCAATTGGGTTATCCAAACAACTTCTTAATAGACCAATTTTTAGTTAACGTTTATGTTAATGGAGAAAAGTGGACAAAATACGAATCAATGCTAGATATTCCAAGAAATGTACAAGGTTATGTTTGTAAAACTGGTATTACAAATGGATTAGACATATACTTTGGAAATGGCTCATTTGGAAAAATTCCAGAAAATGGTTCAGAAATAGTTGTTGAATATTTAATAACTGAAGGTAGTGTTGGAAATATTAACACTGATGCACTATCTGAAGTTTTATTTACATTTACTGATACTGCACTAAATACTATTGGTGAAGAGATTACATTATCTGATATGGTTACGGTTACTTGTATAAATGCACCAAATTTTGGAACTGACCCAGAATCTCTTACTTTAACTAGATTAATTGCGCCAAAAGCCAGCAAAAACTTTGCACTGGTTAACATTGATAATTATGAAGTCTTAATGAGAAAATTGCAAATGTTTTCTTCAATTAGAGTTACACTAGATCCATTAGATAATAGAGTAATTAATATATTCTTGGTTCCAGATATTACAAAGATTTTTGCAAGAGGAGTTGACTATTTTAATTTAATTGAAGACCGTTTTAAATTAACGGAATTCCAAAAGAATGAATTATTAAAATATATTAAAAAGTCTGGAACTGAATTAGTATCAACTACCGTTAGACTATTGGACCCTACTCCTAAAAAGTATGCACTAAATGTTAGTCTAGTTACATTTTCAGATTTCGATAGAGATGCAATTAAAAGTCAAATAACAGATAAAGTTGGATCATACTTTATTAATAACACACGTAAAGATCGTATTCCTAAGAGTGATTTAATTAAATTAATTGAAGGAATCGATGGAGTAGATTCAGTTAGTATTCAAATTATTGGAGAAGCAAATGAACTTTCAGCAATTGCAAATTCGACTAAAACTAATCCTCCATTGGTTGGATTAGATGAATTTAACGATATTATAATTCAGCCTAGCGAGTTTGCAATTATTAGAGGAGGATTTAAGGATAGAACTGGTAACACTTACGAATCAGGTCTTTCTGATGATAAATTATGTGCAATAAACGTATTCTTCAGGGATCAAACAACACTTTAATTTTATGCATAGAGATTCAATTTTTAGAAAACATATAGACCGTAAAGAGGCTCGTCTTTACGTAGGATTTAATTATAGAAATAAAATTATAGAAAAATCAGTTTCTCCACACCTTTTGGGAATTTCGGCCTTTATGGATAAATTCTTATTAAAATTGGATGCAATTGTATTTAACAATATTGAAGCGGTCAAAAAAATTAAAATATTTGCTAACCCAGCCCTGGATAAGAACGAGACAAAATTAAACTAAGTCTAGTGATCAGCAAAGAAAAGAAAACCCAAATAAAAAACGAACTTGAAAGTTTTTTAAGTACCTATTCTGGAGATACTTCAGAAAATGATATTGTCGATGATCGTTTTAATGAACTTGAACAAAATCCACCTATTGATTTTGATGAAATGAGTTCAGGTTTCAAGAAGAAAGCTCTTGAGATCACAGATTCCCTATTTAAGTTTTATGTAGATTTAGGTCTAATTACTCAACACGATTACCTAAAACAGAAGAAAGAACTCGATAATATGAATATCGAGACCATGTTCTTTCAGCATAAAACCATTAAGATGGCAATTGAAAGAATTATGGAAGAAATTAATCAGGGTGCAGCTCATCCTCGTTTATTTGAAGTAATGTCTCAATTACAGGACCGTCTTACTACAGTTACCAAAACTCAAGCAAATTATATGCTTTTCCTGGAGGATACGTACAAGAAAATGCGTAGTGAAGTTGATTCAAGGGGAGACCAAGCAGGGCTCCCTGCCTCTTCTGTAAATGCACTTCAATCTGGAGAATATTATGTTACCGCTGGTACTAAGAATATTATGAAAGAAATTGAAGGAGAAAAGCTTGATCAAGATTTCGATAATAGGTTGACTAATCCAAACGAAAAAAATTCACTAATGACTGAGAGAGGATTAGAACATTTGATTCAAAAGGATGAAGATGATGAAGATCTAAACTCAACCATTTTTGAAATAATCTAATTATGAAAGACTTTCTATCAAAAGGCGGTAGGACCAGCGTACAGATATCCAAAATGGATGATACTGAAAATAGTGCAGTTTGGACTACCAAAAAGATCGACCAATTACTTGCTGATTTTGAAAATGGATTAATTGATATTAAAACTATCAAAAATTCACCATTTAAGGATAATGATCCAGCTTGGAAAAAACCAAATTTAGTATTTGAATATACTCCAGAAGAACTTGAAGAAATTAAGAGGTGCAAATCTGATGTTGGTTATTTTGCAAATAAGTATGCACAGGTTTTAACTGAATATGGAGTTGAACAAATTATCTTAAGAGATTATCAAGAGGAAATTATCCGAGCATTTGGTGCAAACCGTTTTAATATTTTAATGGCAAGTCGTCAAATTGGTAAAACTGTAATGTCTGGTGTTTTTGTTGCATGGTATCTTATTTTCCATACTGATAAAAATGTCTTAGCTGTTGCCAATATTGCATCTACTACCAAAGAGGTTGTGGACAAAATTAAATCTATTTTTGAAAATCTACCGTTTTTCCTAAAACCTGGCTGTATTTCCAATAACGTAATGTCGATGAAGTTCGATAATGGCTGCAGATTAATTGGTCGTACTACAACCAAAAATACAGGTATTGGTTTTACTATTCACCTGCTATACATTGATGAGTTTGCTCACATTTCACCAGCTTATTTAGATTTCTTTTATCGAGCAATCTATCCTACTATTTCAGCATCCACGACTTCTAAGATTATTATTACCTCAACTCCAAATGGAATGAACCGATTCTATGAAATCTATATGGATGCCTTAAATGGACTAAATACCTATACTCCATTAAGAGTAGATTGGTGGCAGGTTCCAGGTAGAGATGACAAGTGGAAAGCTGAAACTATTGCTAATATGGGATCTGAAGAAGATTTTAATCAGGAATATGGATTACAGTTCTTTTCATCAGATCGCCTTTTATTATCATCAAAGGATCTTAAGAAAATCTTTAGCATTGCAACAAAATACGAAGAACCTCTTAATATTAACTGGGACCCAGAGGTACTTGCTCTAATGGAAGGAAACTTTACAGTTCACCCTAATTTAAAGGATTGGGATGAGCAAGATTTTAGAAATTCCCCAGATCAATATGTATTTTCAGTAGATACTGCGGATGGAACAGGTAAAGACTTTTCGGTTATTAATATCTTTAAAGCAGTAGCTCTTCCAATAAAAACTCTTGAGCCAATTAAAAACTTAATTAAATCTGAATTAGATTGTATTTCACTTGTACAAGTTGCAACTTGGAGAAGTAATAAACAAACTATTAATGAATATGCTCAAGTTCTAGAATATTTAGTCTATAGACTTTTTAATTTTGAAAATCTTAAGGTCTTAATTGAGTTAAACCACAAAGGCGACTTTATTTTAGATAAGATTTCAAATAATGATCAATATTGGCCAGGACAATTAATACATTCTAAACATACGGAAGCAACTAAATTACTTAAACCTGGACTTAAATTAAGCGTTACTAATAAAATTAAATTTTGCGAAAGATTTAAGTATCACGTTAATGTAAACAAGATTTTACCAAATGAAAGTAAAACAGTAATGGAACTAGGATCCTTTGGTCGATCAACTAATGGTACATATCGAAGTCAAAGTGGTAATGATGACTTGGCAATGACTTGCGTTAACACTGCTGCATTTTTCGATTCCCCAAGTTTTTTAGAGTTGGGAACTGATGTTTGGGACAGGACTAGTGAAGAATACAAAAAGATTGTAATGGAGACTATTCTAAATTCAACCCAGGGCGAAGGCTCGTCCAAGATTACCTCAGATTTAGTAGGTTATCTAAACGATACTCCACAAATGAAGAAACCTGGACAAAGACAAGTATTTGATGAAACTTATTTAGATTCATATAAACAGGTATTATCTGGATTTTATGGAGATCAAAAAAATTAATATAGAGGAATGATTAATTTTGACTTAACCCGAGATAGAGACGTTATTTTTAGACGAACTATCGCTGCAATTCAAAAGGCAATCGAAAATGATATTGATGTTGCTGAATTGCCTAATGTTAAAGTTGCTGAATCTGAAATTGATGCATTCGTCTTACGAGATGGTTGGGAAGATGCAATCGAAAAGGCTAAAAAGCACTTTGAAAAAATTGAAGACTATGAAATGTGTCAAACATGCGTTTCATTAATTGAAGAAATTAAAAAATCAAATTAACTAATGCAAAAATCCACAAAAAGAAGAGGTAATCCTACCCAATCAATTCCAGATCTATTAAAGCAGGTTTCGCTAAAACCTTCGCAAAAGGAGTATTTTGACAAGATAATGAATAATGATATTACTCTATGTCATGGTCCAGCTGGAACAAGTAAAACCTTTGTTGCGTGTTATGCATCAATGAAACTACATACTGAAGATAAAATTCAGCGAATA